CTGCCCGGGCCACGCGGACTATGTTAAAAACATGATTACCGGTGCAGCCCAGATGCTGGTCGCTATGGAAGAACTATCAGAACTACAAAAGGCAATTTCTAAACTGGTACGCAATCCGGAAGAAAAAACAAAGCCATTAGAGTTCAAAGGTCTAAAAAATAACCTGATCGAAGAAATGGCGGATGTATTGATTTGTATGGATCAGCTAATCAATTTTTATAAGATTGATCGTAGTGAGATTCAAGAACTTATTCAAGCAAAGCAGGAAAGACAAGCTAAAAGGCTAGAGGAGTAAAACATGAAAGAAAATAGAATGTATATCAAGTGCGACCGATGCGGAAAAGAAACATCAGTCGGAATCGAAAAGAGCAAGATTGAAAACGGAAAAACAATCGAAACATGGAAAGGACTTCCAGACGGATGGATCACAACAATTGACAATAAAGATTTGTGTCCAGAATGCGCCGAGCGGTACCGCGAACTTCAAAAGAAGTTCTTCCAGAAATGATAGAAAATCAAGTAGAAAATTATCTGATCAAAAAGGTATCAGCACTAGGCGGTAAAGCCTGGAAGTTTGTAAGCCCAGGAAACGCAGGCGTGCCAGATAGATTGATCACATATAATTCAAAGGCTTTCTTTGTAGAAGTAAAAAGGCCAGGCGGTAAGCCTAGAGCCCTACAGAAAGCCACAGTGGCCCAAATACGGGCAACAGGTATGAAAGTATACTGCATCAGCACAAAAGCCCAGGTGGACGAATTAACAAGTCTGATGCGGTCTGGAATCATACCGGAGGAGCGACACTTTGACAGAATTTAAACCTCATGACTATCAAAAGAAGGCTATCAACTTCGGACTGGATCATAAGAAGTGTGGCCTTCTTCTCCCTATGGGAGCCGGTAAGACCGTAACCACGCTAACGATCATCAGCCTTCTAAAGCTAATCGACATAGAAAAAGTTCTGATCATAGGCCCTGTGCGAGTAATAAAAAGCACGTGGCCGGAAGAAATAGAAAAGTGGAGTCACACTAAGGACTTGAGCTATTCAATCATAGCAGGCACTCCAAAGCAGCGTGAGAAGGCACTGCAACAAAAGGCAGATATTTATCTCATAGGCAAAGAGAACGTTACCTGGCTAGTAGACAACAAATACTTTGACTTCGACATGGTAGTGATTGATGAATTATCAACTTTCAAGAATCCAAAAAGCCAGAGGTTCAGAGCCCTAAGAAAAGTTATGCCGCTAGCTGACAGATTTATAGGCCTAACCGGAACACCAGCGCCGAAAGGAATCCCGGACCTTTGGAGCCAGATATATTTGATTGACCAGGGAGAAAGATTAGGCCGAACACTATCTCAGTTTCGAGAAAGATATCTAATTCCAGGAAGAAGAAACGGGATGATCGTATACGATTGGAAGCCAAGACCAGACGCAGAGGAAAATATATACAAGAAAATAGGTGACGTATGCATGAGTCTGGATCAGGCAGACTGTGCCAAACTTCCACCGGTTCAGTACTTGAAAAAATCAATCGAACTACCTCAAAAATCGATGGCAGAATACCACGCTTTCAAACGTGAGAAGGTTCTGGAACTAGACAACAACGAATCACTGCTAGCAGCCAACGCTGGAGTGCTATGCGGTCAGCTGCTACAGATGACATCAGGAGAAATCTATAAACGTGATCAGCTAGGAAATAAGCTCGAAGAAGTAGCATCCCTTCATGCAGCTAAACTTGAGGCACTAGACGACTTGATCGAATCAGCGAACCAGAACCCGGTGATGGTGTTCTATTATTTCAAACACGAACTAAAACGAATCACAGAGCATTTGAAAAAGCAAAAAATCGAAGTAAGAAGCCTAAGCAACGAAGATGACGTTCGAGACTGGAACGACGGAAAGATAGACGTGCTGCTTTTGCATCCAGCAAGCGCAGGACACGGACTTAACCTTCAACGTGGTGGACATATCGCAATCTGGTACACACTTCCAAACTGGAACCTTGAACTGTATCAGCAGGCAAATGCCAGAATTTACAGACAAGGACAGAAACAAAACGTGACAATTTATCAGATCATAGCTAGAGGCACAGTAGACGAGGACATGCTGAATGCACTAGAACACAAGAACATAACACAAAAAGCCTTAATCGAAGCTTTAAGGAGGTAAAACATGACTTACGATGAATTAATTCCAGAACTAAAAACGGTGCGCTACTGCTGCCACCGTTTGATTGAATTGAATCAGGAATTGGAAGTACTAAACCACCAGACAACAGGCCTTGCAAAGTCCGGCGGAATCGAACTGACTGCAGAACAGAAAAGAAGCAAGTGGCCTATGCCAACATACCAGCATCAGTACCACAGCCCGCTCGGGTTATTTGAAGAGATATCAGCCAAAGAACAAGAACTGCATCACTTCCAGAAAAGACTGATGGACCTAAGATGGACAGAACTTCTCGATTTGCAAGACCAGAACATTCTGTGGGATTTGTACATTCATAGAATCAAGGCCGTGGATGTAGCTGAGAAATACGGATACACAAGACAAGGAATGTATAAGCACCTAATGGCAGAGGTAAAAAATCTGACAAAAGACTGAAGAGTTTACACTGTAAACCGCTTTCGTGTGGTATATTAGTACTTGTAAAAGAGGATCGATAGAAAAGGGCCCTCTTTTCTTTTACCCGGAGCGTCCTCCTTTATAAAAAACGAGTGCTTTCCAGACAACGTCAAACATCAGCTACGATAAATCATGGACATTAATTTTATTTTCTTTTCAGCGCTCCGGGTAATCATAGACAACAAAGAAGCCTTAGAAGCTAAACAGGATAGACCTCTCATTGGAGAGAACCCTGAGCTGCTAACGCTTCTTTTTTAATACACAGAGGTGAACACACATGAACATTACAGACATAAGAACATGCGACCTGAAGCCTTACGAGAACAACCCACGACTCAACGAAGATGCCGTCGATTTAGTCGCAGCATCTATAGACGAGTTCGGATTCAAGCAACCGATTGTGGTGGATAAAGACCTGATCATCATTGCAGGACACACGAGATGGAAGGCGGCACAAAAGCTAGGCCTTGAGACAGTGCCGTGCATCCAGGCCGACGATCTAACACCGGCACAGGTGAAAGCCTACCGATTGGCAGACAACAAAGTCGCGGAAGCAGCACAATGGGACCTTGATGCTTTACAGTTTGAACTGGAAGAGCTAGACAACATGGACTTCGATATGGAGCCTTTCGGATTTGAGACAGAAACATTCGACGAACAAATCGCAGAGGATGACAACTTCGAGCCAGAGATTCCGGAAGAGCCAACAACCAAAAGAGGACAATGCTGGATGCTAGGAAGGCACAGATTAATGGTCGGAGACAGTACCAAACGCCAGGATGTAGAAAAGCTTTGCAGCGACGTTACTATAGATCTGGTCGTAACGGATCCACCATATAACGTAGCCTTAGGACAGCACATGAGACCTTCAGAGGCTAAGCAGCTATACCGAAGAACGGACGGACTGGTCATTGATAACGACTTATGGGAAGACGACGAGGGCTTTATCGAGTTTTTAAAAGTAGCCTTCGAGAACATGACAGAACAGCTCAAGGCCGGAGGTGCCTTCTACATTTGGTACGCATCTATGCAGAGCAAGAACTTTCTGGAAGCGGCAGAACGCGCAGGCCTAAACATCCGACAAAACTTGATCTGGAACAAGAACACATTCGCACTGGGTCGCCAGGACTACCAGTGGAAGCATGAGCCATGCCTTTACGGATGGAAAGATGGCGCAGCTCATTACTTCGTCAACACTAGAAACCTTGTAACTATACTCGAGGACACAGAGAACCTGGACATTGACAGCATGAAGAAGGACGAGCTTAAAGACCTTCTAAAATCAATCCTGGGGGGGTGCAAGGACACAACGATTCTGGACGAGAAGAAGCCCACGAAATCCGATCTGCATCCAACTATGAAACCAATTCCACTGATTGCAAGGCAGATCAAGAACAGCAGCCGAACTGGAGAAAACGTGCTGGACCTATTCGGAGGTTCAGGCTCCACGCTTATGGCTTGCGAACAGCTAGGACGGAGGTGCTTCATGATGGAGTATGATCCACACTACGCCGATGTAATTATCAAGCGCTGGGAAGATTACACCGGAGAACAAGCGGAGCTGATATCAGATGCCTGCTAAGGGATTAGCTGGACGTACAAAAAGCGAAGCGGCCAGACAGCGCAAAGACCCAATGCAAAACCTGAAGCCATTCACCAAAGAGAATGCAGCAGAGATGGGACGCAAGGGTGGAGCCGCAAGCCAGAAAGTCCAGAAAAAGAAAAAGAAGTTGAAACAATGCCTGGCCGCAATCCTAGAATTGGAGCCAAGCGAAAGAAACAAAGAGAAGCTGATCGACATGGGATTAGAAGATGACGAGCTCAGCAATCAAATGCTTTTAGCCGCAACCATGTTCAATAAAGCCACACGCGGAGACGTAAGGGCTGCAGAATTCATTCGAGACCTTACAGGACAGCAACCAGTCACAAGTCTAGACAGAGCCAGAACGAAGCTAATGAATGCACAAGCGGAACAGATCAAGAGACAAGGCGACCCTTCTAAAGAGATTACGAAACTGGATCTTTTATTGAAAGCTATGGACGCAGTAGCTGGTGACGAGAGTGGAACTGACTGAGAAACAGAAAGAGTTCTGGAATCATAAACCAAGCCGCTGGAACATAAAAGAAGGGGCTACACGTAGCGGAAAGACGTGGCTGGACTACTACATCATCCCGAAACGGATTCGAGCTATAGAGGGCCTTCCAGGCCACGTGTTCCTCATAGGAAATACAAAGTCGACACTTGAAAGAAACGTACTAGAACCCATGCGAGAACTATACGGGCCAGAACTAGTTGGAAGAGTAAGACCAGACAACACGGTAAAGCTTTTCGGTCGTAACTGCTACGCGATAGGCGCAGACAAAGAAAGCCAGGTCACAAAGATACAAGGGGCCTCAGTAGCCTACTGCTACGGGGACGAAGTCGTAACCTGGAATAAGAAAGTATTTGACATGCTAAAGTCGCGTCTAGATAAACCGTATAGCTGCTTTGACGGAACATGCAACCCAGACAACAAGAACCATTGGTTTTTAAAGTTTCTAGAATCAGGAGCCGACATCTTCCGACAGAAATACACGATTGAAGACAACCCGTTTCTTCCAGAGGAATTCGTGGAAAACTTGAAACTCGAATATCGAGGGACAGTCCTATACAACAGATACATACTAGGAGAATGGTGCAACGCGGAAGGGCTACTCTTTCCACAGTTTGCAGACAATCCAGACGAGTGGGAAGTCAAAGGAGAACTTCCACTTTTTAACATGATCAACATAGGCCTGGACATAGGTGGAACACGTTCACACAGTAGCCTGATCGTTACGGGAATCACGGCAGACCTTTCTGAGATTGTAACCTTTGCAGAACGTAAAGTCGTACACGCTAAAGGAACTATAGACGCCGAAAGACTTTGCACAGAGACGGTCGACCTAATCAGAGCTTTATGGATTCAAGGCTTCGTGGTATCAAGCGTTTTTGTAGATAACGCCGAACAGGTAATTCTGAACAGTATACGAGTAGCCGTACAAAGGGCAGGCTTTCCAACCAATGTGATGGATTGCCGCAAGATAGACGGAAAGACAAGGATTCTGACCTACAACATGCTGTTGAACCGGCACAAGATGAAGTTCCAGGCAGTACCTATGGTGGTCGAAAGCTTGAGCACGGCCCTATACGATACAAAATCGAAGGAAGACAAGATTCTGGATGATTTCACAACCGACGTCGATACATTCGACGCCCATTTTTACAGTTGGTCGACATTTATGGAACTGATCACAGGAAGGAGTACTTAAATGAAAATTTTATTCACAATACTAAAGGACTTAGGATATCCTGTGAGCCAGGAAGTCCAAGACTACTACAACAAAATTCAATTCTGGAACGATTGGTGGAAAGGCTACGTTCAAGATTTTCATAAATATGAGATCAAGAACGAAAACGGAAACAGCAGACAAGTAAAACGCAAGCAAATGCGAATGGCTAAGAAAATCTGCGAAGATTGGGCTGATTTACTTTTGAATGATAAAACCAGAATCCTGGTAGAGTGTGATGACCACGGAACTGACGCCACACAAGAATTCTTGACCGGAGACAAAGAGGACCAGAACGGCGGAGTTTTAGGAAACAGTAAGTTCTGGAAGCTAGGAAACAAATCGGTCGAGAGAGAATTCGCACAAGGGACCGTGTGCTTCTATCTGCAGCTTGTAAATCCAACAGTAAACAAAGGACAGCTGAGTGCCCAGAGCGTACAAATCAAAATTATCAAGGACGCGCAGAAAATCGTGCCATTGACTTATGACGAGGAAGACATTTCAGAAATCGCCTTAGCTAGCGAGTACACACAAAACGGGGAGCGTTTCATGTACATCCAGGTCTTCAAGCAAGAGCAAGAAGGCTACCAAATCTACAACCATTACTTCAAAATCAGCAATGTGGCAGGAAACACTGTAGGCTATGAAAGAGTATCAGCGCCACACGGCGAAGCGATCAGTTACAAGCTACCTTGTAAGCCTTTTGTGATCCTAAAGCCCAATGTTGAAAACAACATAGCAGACGTACCATTAGGGATGTCGATCTACGCAAACGCAATCGACATGCTAGAAAGCTGCGACTTGGCATATGACAACCTATTCATGGATACTTTGCTAGGAAAGAAAAAGGTTTTCATGGATCAGGCGTTATTCAGCATGAAGCCAACAGCCTACGCGCTAAACGATAAAGGTGAACGAGTACCAGTACGACAAGAACCTGACGTCGGTGCAACTTTGGAGAAATCTCTATATGTAAGTACGGGAACACAAGCAAGCCCAGACAAGCCTCGACTTTTTGAGGAATACAATCCAAGCCTTCGAGTGGACGAAAACAAAGAGAACGTTCAATTCAATCTAAATCTTTTATCGAGTAAATGTGGACTTGGGCAAAATAGATACCAGTTCAGTATCCAGAACATGACCACAGCAACTCAGGTTCGTGCTAGCAATAAAGAGCTAACAGAAAGCGTCTGGAAGCAGCGTATCGCAATCCAGGACGCCCTTACAGAGCTAACGAGATCGATTATCATTCTAGGCAAAGAGAAGTGCCACATATCCGGGCTTGATCCAGACGTTCGCATTACGATCCAATTTGACGACACTATGTTTTCAGACGAGGAAGCGGAACGCCTAAGAATGCTTCAGGAAATCTCGGCCGGCATCCTACAGAAATGGGAATATCGTGTCCGATACTACGGAGAGAACGAAGAAACAGCCAGAGAGATGACCGGAGAAACAGAGAACCCGGCAGACAGAATTCAAAGTACGTTCTTCCCGCAAGAGGGAACACAAAGCGAAGAGGGGCCAGAGGGTGAGGCCTAATGCTAGAACCGAACTACCTGCAAAACGTAGGTGACGACCTAGAAAAGCTATATCAGGAACTGGCCACAGAAATACTGGTGGACATAGCGGAGCGGATCAAGATGAATCAGGACGCTATGACAAGCACAACGGAGTATTTAAACAACAAGCTAAAACAACTCGGTTTGCAGCAAGACTGGATTAACAAAAGACTAGCTGAGATACTTCACACTTCCGAAGAAGAAGTCGACCGGATCATGCAACAGAGTGCCTATAAAAGTATCCGCGACACATTCGACAGACTAGAGGCTGGAGGATACGACACAAGCGGCTTAGAATTTTCGGATCAGATCAAAAAAGGAACATCAGCACTGTGGGGAGACATCCAGAACCTTACAAGGACCACAGCTCAACTGGCTAGCGACACCTTTATGAGATACTACGACATGGCTTATCTTCAGGTATCAAGCGGAGCCTATTCTTTGGATCAAGCAACCGCAAACACAATAGACAAGCTATGCAGAGAAGGACTAACAAAAGTATCCTATCCAAGCGGTGCTCAACGATCAATCGAGGCGGCCGTTCGATTGGCAGTACGAACCGCAGTAAACCAGAACGCCCTGGCTTGCGAGAAATCGGTCATTGATGAGCTAGATATAAATCTAGTACAGACAAGTGCCCACATGGGAGCCAGACCAAGCCACGCAGCCTGGCAAGGGAAAGTGTTCTGGGTAAACTATCCGGAAGGAAACTACGAGAACTTTTATGAGGCTACGGGATACGGAACAGGCGCAGGACTTGGCGGGTGGAACTGTAGGCATTCATTTACCGCATACTTTCCAGGAATAAGCGAGGATTACAACAAGCCTGTAAACCCTAAAGAAAATGACAGAATATACCAGATGGAGCAAAAGCAAAGGTCCTACGAAAGAAACATGAGAAAGTGGGACAGAGAACGACGTGTGAAGGCTGCAGCAGGGCTAGACACGACGAAAGAGGACTACTGGTATAAATACAACAAGATGAGACTGAAAGAGCTTGTGGACGCTTCTAAGGGCCAATTAAAGAGAGACTACTCAGCCGAGAAGATAGGCGGAACAAAAGGCAGACCTTACAAACCTGTAAGAATACCGAAGAAAAGTATCGAATACAAAGGAACAAACAAAGAAGAGGGACACCGTGGAATTGTAAAGAAAGCGACAGTAGACAGAGCCTATATAAATTCGTCAGCATATAAATCAAGGTATAAAGGTATGACAAATGACCCTAAAATAAATAAAATTTTAGCAAGAGAAGCAGTGGCAATTTTAAAGCATAGACAAGGAACGCTCAAAGAAGACTTGGTATATATTAATCCCGAGAATATGCAAATTCTAAGAAACAGGAGTCATTCGGTAGATAGTCAGGTGCCGCCGACAGAAAAGATGAGGGCCTTATTAAAAGCAAATCCCGGAAAGATCATAGCTATACACAACCACCCAGAAAGCAGCGTACCGAGTGCTCCAGACTTATACGCCGCGGTTAACTACGATTTTGGAATTGTAGCAGCCTATAATGGTGTGATTTTTAAATACTCTGTAAACAAAGATATAGAAAAGGTGTCTAATTTCACGATAAATTACCAGCTTGATTACCTACAGCAAAGCATCTTTAATGGAGACGGGAAAGTTCAGATTCAAAATAAGGAACTTGAGCGAATCCTAAAAAGGCTAGAGGACATAGGAATAAAAATGGAGGTAATAGCATGATCACAATTGAAAGTATTATCAAAAAACTGGGGTTTGACCCCAGAAAGGATGACGACTATGACTGGTGGAAAAAACTGGATGGGTATACTTGCGACGACAGCAAGCCTAACCCTTTTAGCGTACTTACTAGAGAAGAATCAAAGTTTTTAAGAGATACTGGAATTTTTAAAATTTAGAACACAACTAAATAAGGACAAGAACCGTGCTAGAAATGGCGCGGTTTTTATTATGCCCTAAGCACGGCGTTTAAAAGGCTTGAATACCCCCTCGGCACGGGATATAAAAGGCCGGACTCAACACTGGAGTGAACCAGATATAAAAAACGCAGGAGGACAAAAATGGAGTTTTTAAAAGAAATCTTAGGGGAAGAATTGTATGCACAGGTTGCAGCTAAGCTAGAAGGAAATAAAGACGTAAAATTAGCGAACCTTGCCTCAGGAGAGTACGTCTCGAGGTCAAAGTATGATGCAGAACAGTTAGCAAAGGACAAGCGCATTCAAGAACTGACTGACAAGATTAAAAACTTTGAAGGGGTAGACGTAAAACAATTACAAACAGACGTCGAGAACTGGAAAATTAAATACAACCAGGACTTAGAAAGCGCAAGACTTGAAAGTGCAATCAAGCTAGCCATTGCGAAATCAGGAACACGTTCCGAAAAGGCGTTGATGGGAATGCTAGATAAGGATGCTATCAAGATTGACAAAGACGGAAAAATCACAGGCCTTGATGAACAGATTGAGGCAATCAAGAAGTCAGACGGCTTCTTATTTGAACCAGTAAAACCAGCTGAGCCGGAAGGTGGATCCCAAGTCTTATTGGACGGAAGTCACAAAGGAGGACCTGGAAACAAACAAGAAGCGCCTAGCGATTTAGCTGGAGCAATTGAAGAATACTATAAAAACAAATAGGAGGACTAGAAAATGGCAATCACATTAGAGCAAGCAAAAGTTGGCTTAGCCAATCACGTAGACCAACAGGTTATTGATGAGTTTCGTAGAGACTCATTTATTTTAGACAGATTAGATTTTGATAATTCAGTATCACCAGGAACAGGCGGATCAACATTAACTTACGGCTATTTACAAATCAAAACGCCATCAGTAGCGGAAGGTCGTAAATTAAATAGCAATTACACTCCTGGAGAAGCGATTAAAACACAAAAGTCCGTTAACTTAAAAATCTTCGGTGGTGCGTTTGAAGTGGATCGTGTTTTAGAAGGAACAGCCTCAAGCTCAGAGATTTCATTCCAGATGAAGGAGAAAATTAAGGCCGTAAAAAATAAAATCCATTACGACTTTATTAATGGAAAATCAACAGCTAAAGGGAACGCAGGAACTGACGCCACACCATTTGACGGATTGGATGTTTTAGTTACAGGAACTAATACTGAAGAAAAAAATGCTGCAGCACCATTCGACATGTCAACAGCCGCAAAAATCAAAGAAAACGCGGATGAATTCACATTCGCCTTGGATTCATGGCTAGGAAAATTTTCTGAGAAACCAGATGCTTTATTAGTTAATAGCAAGACAGCTACGATGCTGAAAACAGTAGCTAAGATTCAAGGCTACTACACACATTCAGAAAACAGCTTCGGGCAAGGAGTAGACAGTTATGACGGAATCCAGATTATCGACATGGGAGGATACTTTGACGGAACAGATACAAAGCCGTGCGTACCTATTGACGCAAAAACAGGAACAACAAGTATTTACGCAGCGAAATTTGGATTAAACGCAGTTCATGCGGTAAGTCCAAAAGAAGGCCAGCTTATCACGACATACTTACCTGACTTAAGTGCTCCAGGAGCCGTTAAATTAGGCGAAGTTGAAATGGTCGCAGCAATCGTTTCAAAAGACACAACAAAAGCGGGCGTATTCCGTAATGTAAAAGTAGCTCCTGTCGCAGGATAAGGAGATAAAACATGATCCTAAGCTTTGAGGAATACACAGCCTTAGGTGGAACGCTACTGGATGAAGTGGAGTACTCACAAATAGAACCAAGGACCGAAAGTCTTCTAGAATCCTACATTCGAGAGAAGATTCCATACTGGAAAGTTCAGGCTTTGGAAGACTACGACATGGACCTAAAAAAAGCAGTCCTATACCAGATTGACTTCACAGAAGCACATGGCGGCATGGATTGCTTCGTAGGTTCTAGCGATATGAACTTCACAGGCGCAACCACAAGCGGTTTCTCGTATTCCGTAGATAATGCAAAAACGATAAGGTTCCATGACATACCCTTATCAAGCCTAGCAGTATCAGAGCTCGACTACCAATTACTCAAAGCAGGACTAGCCTGCCAGGCGATATGGTAAAAAGCCCGAGATGGCTTAGGCCGCACACAATAAAAGTCATGAACATTCTAGGAGAAGAAAACCTGGAAGAAATTACGTCAACAGTAACGATCCAGCACGTAAAGGTTTCCAAAACAAAAGCCCGGACTTATGGACAGACGGGCGCCAGTAATTCCGATACGATCCTCATAACGATAGACGTGAACGATTATAAGGCGGACAAGGTTCTAGTTCCCCCTTCAGAATTTAAGACGCCAGACAAGCAGTTCACAATTAGAACCGGGGACCGTATCGAAGCACACGGCGACATTTACGAAATCACAAATGTGAATATCCTAAACCCCTTGAGAAACACACCAGAATTCATAGAGATAACATGTGAGTGAGTATCATCTAAAAGTTATAGTCGATATCCCGGTGGCACAGCTACAGGCCCGAGGAACGAAAGCACTCCGACGATCCAGATTGAAGCTGAAGCAGCTTATCGTTCAAGACACGAACAAAAACGTGCCTATCGGAAAAGGAACGCTGAGAACATCAGCTTTAAGATGGGCGGCACAGGATAACGATTGGATCATATGGGACACACCATACGCACACTTCCAACATACGGGAAGAGTGATGATTGGAACCCATAGCCACAGTCCATGGGCTAGACACGGAGAAACAAAAGTCTATACAGCTCGAAATTTGAGCTATAGACAAGGAGGCTCGGAGTGGTGGCCTAAAACTTTGAAAGCAAGAAAGACTGCCTGGATGGAAGGCGCTAAAAAGTTTTTTAAGGAGGAATTCAGATGAGTGAAAAGAAGATCATAAAACTTGAGGACGTAAAACAGATTGAAGACGGATTGTACAATTTCTTTTCTTCAATCAATATCAACAACATACCGTGGTGCTTGGAGTACTTTAACGACTCCAAGCACACCGCTTTACTTTTCAAAAGTAGTGGCTACACGGAAGAAATAGAACACTATCTGGGTGGTGGCTACAGGGCTACTTACCCATTTGAAATTTATATTCAAGCAAGCAGAAAGGACACGAAAGCACGCCTGGACTTATCCAGAATCCTGTATGCACTAGTACAAGCACTCGCGGAAGAAGAGGCGCAAGGCTTTCCAAATCTCGTGCTAGACGAAGCAATACCGCAAGAGGTCGCACTTACAACGCTACCTTCAGACTACACGGGAGAAGAGGCCGCGCTTTCAACTTTCTACTGCTCTATGACATTAACCTACGAAAAGAAGGGAAGGTTTGAATGATGACAACAGAACTGCCTAACAGAGAACTAAAGGTCGAAGACAACCTACATTACGTCAAATTCACAGGCTCGGAAAGCTACGTTCTAGCCAATAAAGGGTTGACAAACTGGGAGCAAGCATTGAACGCTACAACTGATGATGGGGTGCAATATATCGGAGAAGCCGGAAGCCAAAGCCAAGTTACAGGCTACGCGCCTACTGTATCCTACGAGGGGCGAGCGTATCCAGGAGACGCATTTAACTACTGGGTGTACTTGCAAGGTAAAGAACAGAGAGTCGGTTCTACTTTTGAAGAGATCGAAGTGGAAACATGGAACGAGAAGACAGCCAAATCTGGGGACTTTGTAGCATATCAAAGAGTTTACGAAGTGCAACCAGATAACCCTGGAAGCGGAGAGGCCGGAGGCAAACTAATGTGCTCTGGAACATTCGCACAACAAGGCGATCAGATAAAGGGAACGTTTAACATTAAGACGAAAACATTTACCGCAGACAGCGCCACAAAGTAAAGCACTTAACAACATAAGGAGGACATCATGGAACTAAAGTTACAAAAACAATTATTTAAAGATATCGAAATCGACGGACACGGATTCAAAGTCGATGTAAAGGACACTTCTAAGATCGAGGCCCTAGAAAATTGGGCAACAGAACAGAATTCTCTAAGCAAATTCGGAAAAGAATCATTAGAGGACTGCCCTGCTTTGATTGATAAAATTCTAGGAGACGGAGCCTTTGAAACGCTATTCAGAGGGTATGAAGAGAGCTCGGCACAGTTTGAACTTTGCTTCACGTTGCACAGCATCTTCCAGGATGAATTTTTAAAGGATCAGCAGGCAAAAGTCGCGGAAGAAGAAAAGAAAAATCTGGATAAAATCGACAAGCTTTGCGAATCTATGGACAAATTTAACAGGACATTAGAATACGCAGACAAACGATATGGAGGAAGAAATGCTGTGGCTAAAGAGAGAAGATCTTCCGGAAAGCGTAGACGTTAACGGAACGGCTCTCCCCATTTATACAGACTTTAGAACCTGGGTCCGAGTTGACAGCGTTATACAAGATAACGCAATACCAGAGGAACTGAAGCTGCCCGTTATTTGTGATCTAATAGGAATCAATCCGTTCACTTTTAAAGGTGATCAGAAAGACCTATGGGATGCAATAATGGGCTTTTATTTTTGCGACAAAAAGCCTAAAGAATCTTATGCCAAGACAAACGGACGACAAGGCTACCGGTTCGAATACGATATGGACCTTATATATGCAGCGTTTAGACAGCAATACAATATAAATCTTTTAGACGCCAAACTTCATTGGTTTGAATTTAAGGCGCTTTTTAACGCCCTAAGCGACGATACTATGATCATACGAGTTATTGGTTACAGAACCAGAGATACTTCAAATCTTAAAGGAGAAGAAAAGAGTCGCGCGCAGCGTCTAGAAAAGTATTACCGCCTGCCTGAGGACAAAGGACCTGAAAAGGAAAGAACACCGCAAGAAATAGAAGCAGAACTTCTGGCCAGATTAGAAACCTAGGAGGTTGAAAAATGGCATCAGGAGCTGATGGAACAATTAAAGTCAAACTAGGACTTGACGACAGCGAATACAAAAGCGGCCTTAGCGGAGCGCATAAAAGTGCGGAAAGCTTCGCAGACAAAGTGAAGTCAACCTTCGTAGGCGCAACGGTATTCAAAGCCGCCAGCAAAGGTTGGGACTTAATATCTGGATCAATCGGAAAAGCAACCGCCCGATTAGATGCCATGCAAAAAGCTAAACAAGTTATAGGGGTTTTAGCAGGAAGCAGCAAAAAAGCTGCGAAGGTTGTAAATGAACTCAGTGACGCGGTATCCGATACGGCATACGGATTAGACACCGCCTCGAGTTCGACGCAAAAGCTAGCTACATCAGGGCTCGGCCTGGATAAATCCACTCGAATGGTAAAGGACATGATGGATGCCGTTTCTTTCTATGGAGACGGAACCAATGAAACCCTGGCCAATACAGTAGATGCAATCGCAAAGATGAACGCCAGTGGAAAAGTATCTGCAGATCAATGGCAACGTTTAACTGATGCAGGAATTCCCGTTTTAAAGATTTTCGCAGAAAAGACGGGAAAGAGTATGGCAGAAGTTTCGGATGCCTTTTCTAAAGGCGAAATCAGTGCGCAGGAATTCAATGATGTACTGATGGACGCGCTAGAAAATGGAACGGAATCCTTTCCAGCTGTAGCAGGAAAAGCCAAGGAAATGGCCGGAAGTTTTGCAACTAGCTTTTCAAATATGTCAGCACGTATCGCAATCGGTATAGCTAACATTATCGAGGCTTTAAACAACTTTTTAACAGATAGTGGTTTACCCAATATTCAAGGGATGATTGCTGGCTTTGGATCAGTAATCAGAAACGTCCTGAATTGGATTGCCGCAGAGCTACCAAAAGCACTGAATGCAATTAAGGATTTCTTCGCACCAACAGCGGAAGCAATCAAAGCTGCAGCTGAAAAGATTCAAGAAGCCTGGAACAAAGTAAAAGACACAGTCAAAGAAAAACTAGACCCAGGAGACTCACTGAACTTTATCAAAGACGCACTAGACAGGATCAAAGAAATTCTGCCTCAGGTTGTAGAGAAAGTCGGAGAGTTTGCAGCCTCTTTCATTGAAAAATTGCCTGCAATTATAGACATAGCAAAAGAACTAGGAGAAAAGCTAAAAGAACTAGCTCCATTGATTGCAGCAGTCGTCGGAGCCTTTGCCACATGGAAGGGAATCAAGGCTGTAAGCGATATAGCTAAAACAATCGGTGACGCCGGAAAGAAGATCAAGACATTCGGACATTTAGTATCACAAGGCTCTGGATTGATTGATGGCCTAGCCTACGCCGCATCATCAGGAACGGGCGTGATTGCTAGTATGGCCGAAGCCTTTACACTAGCAGGAGGAGGCGTAGAAGGATTAAGCGCAGCACTTGCTGTGATTGGTGGACCTATCACACTAGTGATCGTAGCTATCGGAGCATTAGTAGCGGCTTTCGTATACCTTTGGAATACCAGCGACAGCTTCAGAGAATTCTGGATCAATCTATGGGAAGGCATAAAGGAAACTACAGGCCAAGTCGTAGATGGAATCGTAAACTTCTTTACAGTAACGATTCCAGAGGCGTGCCAAAGTTTCGTGGACGCAGCCCAGAACCTAGCTACACAAGTAGTAGAGTTTTTCACGGTAACAATTCCTGAAGGCGTAAACACACTAGTGACAAACATTCAAACGTTTTTCGGGACAACAATACCTTACTGGATCGGATACGCTGTAGGATACATACTAGGAAAGTTCGTAGAGTGGAGCCTAAGACTTGTACAATTCGCAACGCAGGACATCCCGCAGTTTATATCGAAAGTAGTGGACTGGTTTAAACAGCTACCAGGCAAGATCTGGACATGGCTACTAAACACGATCAACAAAACAGCTGAATGGGTAAGACAAATGATCCAGAAAGCTGTTCAGGCAGGAAAGAACTTCATCACCAATGTGGTGAACTTTATCCAGCAGCTACCAGGAAAAGTATGGTCCTTTTTATCAAATACGATTTCAAATGCGGCAAGCTTTGTCGGAAGCTTTGCAAATCAAGCGATTCAAGCAGGGCGCAACTTTTTCAATGGAATCGTAAATAAAGTCAGAGAAATACCAGGGCAAATGATTTCAATTGGCTCTGATATCGTAAACGGAATCAAGAGCGGAATCAGTGGAGCCTGGGGAGCATTGACCGGATGGCTTAGCAGCATGGCTAGAGGCTTAATTGACGGCGTAAAAGGGGCTCTAGGAATCGGGTCGCCTTCAAGACTATTTGCCGATCGTATTGGTAAATGGATTCCGGCCGGAATCACTCTAGGTGTAGAAAGAGCTATGCCAAAGGCTAAGGCCTTTATGGGGCGCATGTCGACTGAATTAATAGACGCAGCTAACATGGACAGCCTAACTTCAAGATTGGCCCTAGAAGGCAATCCTGGAGGTTTTGGACTAGGCACAGGAAGCACAACGGTTTACAACGTTGAACAGACTATCAATTCAGCCAAAGCTTTAACACCGAGCGAAATAGCAACAGAGACGCAGAACATGATGAGGAGGTTAGAATGGGTATAAAAGTAATATATACAAACGAAAGGGGTGACGCTATCGAGTTTTCAGCAGATAGTGGAATTCGTATCACATCCATTGATGGACTTTCCTCAAACAGTATCAGCCTATCAGAGGCAACCGTCAGCAATCAGGTGGGTTCAAGCATTACCGGCATATCTGTCGAGGCTAAAGACATCACACTGAACGGTCGATTCAAATATGATCCGCAGAAAAGAAAAAGATTACTAGCGGTTATACTTCCGGGTGTAGCCGCTACTTTGCGCTTGATAAATACAAAAGAGGACTTGGACGTTTACTGGAAGGTGAGTCCAAAGAAAACCCCTGAAATAGGTAATGGAGTAACCTGGCAGAATTTCCAGATATCACTTCGAGCACCATACCCTTACGCAAGAGGTATCGATTCAAATATAACGGATTTCAACACTCTGACAGCCCTTCATAGATTTAAGAGAAGCTATTCAAGTAAAACGCCTTTTAAATTGAGCACTCGTAGATATCAGCCTTTAAAGCAGATATACAACAAGGGTTCACTCGACACAGGCTTTATCATCCAGATGACAGCAGAGGCGGATGAGATCAAGGGACCACGCATCACGCAAGTCGATACTCAGGAAAATATTAACTTTCCAGAACTAACACTGAACGTCGGAGACACATTAGAAGTCAGCACCTACGAAAACGAAAGATACTGTCATTTAAGCCAGGGGAACAAAATAACAAACGTTTTCAGCTACATGGACTATACAAGCAACTTCTTTCAATTGAAACCAGGAAACAATGTAATTCGATACAGTGCCAGTACAAACGAAAGCTCGCTGGACGTAAGGCTTTCATTTGACGACACAGTCGCAGGAGTATAGATATGCAGTATTTTATTTACGATAAAGACGGAAGAAAGCAGGCATTGCTTCAGAACTGTACAAGCATCCAATGGATGCCCAAATACTATTCAAGTGGATCCTTTGAGATACATGCAAGAAGAACAGCAGACAACGACGTTTACTTGGTAGAAGGAAATCGAATAGTTTGTATAGATAGAAACGAGATAGGCTTTATTACAGGTGTACAGATTCAAGATCAGGCGATCGAGGTCAGAGGTTCACTGGATAATCTATCTGCTAGAATCAATCTGGGAACAGCAACGATTCGAAATATAGAGGCTTCTCTTTTGAAGTTGGTGGAAGAAAACAAAAGAGGACTAGACATTAACGTCGGCACCCCTAAAGGACTAAAGCCAGTAATCAAGTCCGGAAGTGATACTTCATATAGTACACTAGCAGACGACTTCGAGGACTACTGCCAAAAGGGAGGACTTGGATGGCGAGAAATTGTACACGAAGGAAAGCTCAACTATTTAGAGATATATCAGGGACAATTAAAGAGAAACGCAGTATTCAGTGACGACCTGGGAAACATAAAAAGTCAGAGCTACGAAATCAATTTATCTAAGTATAAAAATGTAGCTTATGTATTTGGAGAAGATACTGGATCATACCGAAAAAGTATTATTGTAGACATCCGACCCAACAAGGAAGAAGACATTCGAGAGCTCTATGTGGACGCCAGAGACATACAAGGCGAATACAAAGAAGACGGAGTCGAAAAGCAATACACCTGGGAAGAATACCAGGCTATGCTCGAACAGAGGGGTCGACAGAAACTGGCAGACGCAAACAAGGATGCTTACAAATTTGAGTTTGAACTTGACCCGTATTCACAAATAGCCGAACTTGGAAAAGACTACGACTTAGGAGACATAGTAGTCGTGAAAAGTAATCAATACAAGATCATAGCCCTTGCTCGAGTAACTGAACTGAAATTCATAGAAGAAGCCAACACAGACACACAAGTCGAAATTACTACAAATATAGAAAGTCGGGAGGTTTTACAATGACGCAAAGAGCTTACCCGCTAGACGATACAGATTACTATGCGGAAGACGTTCGTCTTTTTCATGTAGGAAGAACTAGCGGAATTTTTAACGTAACCGCAGACGATCTGAGGGTCAAAGCAAACGGAGGAATGAAAGTCGGCATTACTCCCGGTTACGCTTTTCTATTAACCGCAGAAAACGGGGTCGGAGGAATTACCTATGGAAACGATTCTGAGGTAGTTTTCACAGTAGACACAGCCTCAACAACACTCCGCTATGACTATATATCAGTACGCTATTCAAAGAACACAAACAAATGCGAATTGACTTATGTAAAGGGATCAGGAACAAAACCAACTTACGCTGTAAGAGGCGCCAGTCAATACGAAATCATTCTGGCCATTATCCAGGTTCCGGCAAACGCAGAAAGTATTCAGGCTAGAGACATCATAGACACCAGACTGGACGAAAACCTATGCGGCCTAACAATAGACGGGATGATCAAGCTTCCAACAGATGGGATGAACGCCCAATTTTTAGACTTCATGAAATTTATTCAGGACAAACTGGGAGAAGACGAGGGCGGAAAACTTCTGCAGATGATCCAAACATTGGAAGCCAAACAAGCAGAACTTGAGGCAAGACAAGAGATTAAGTACAAAATTGGAGTGGCAGAACCAAATACAACGAACTGTCCACCGGGATACTTCTACTTCCAATTGGAGGGATAGAGCATGGCAGCATATAACGGAGGACTAGACGGTGTCGATTTTGTCGTAAACTGCGCAAACTCTATCACAGGAACATATCCAAATGTAAAGCACATTATCAACTATAAAATCTATTTAGCTTTAGATTCAGCTTACAACACTATTCAATGGAACGGAGCAACTCTAAACTTTGGAGGAAGAAGCCACATAGTAAACTTCAATCACCGAGGACCCGGAGAATGGGAGATGGCAAGCGGTAGATTAGAATACGCGTTCAACAATGCAAGTCGAACAGATTCAAGAACTCTAAAATTCAGTACAAGCTTCGGAAACGTTTCTGCATCAGGAAGCCAAACAGAAACTGCAACGATTGCACTGCCAAGTGTAAGCAATCCAAGTGTGTGGTCGAATAACTATCAAAACGTAAGCTACAGTGCTTCACTAAGCTCGAATCCTAATAACTTCTACAACATCAGAGCAATACTTGGAAACGATGCAAGAATAGGAGGCTCAGGAAGCTGGAATGGACTAAGCCCCAATACAGGCTACACCGTATACTTCTATGTCGTATATCAAGGGGCAAAAAGTACAACTTTAACAGATGCAATCAGTAGAAGTGTTACAACTAAGAAACCTAACAGTCCAAGCGCAGGAAGCGTATACGCAAGTCGAATCACATACAATTCGGCTTACATCTATTGGAAAGGCTTCAGTATAGCAAGTGGAGCTTCTGACTATCACTATCAGACATCATGGAACGGTGACGATTGGACAAACAGAGGAAAAGGAGAAGGATTTACACTATCGAGTCTGAGTCCTAATACAAATTACACGCACTATGTAAGAATCGTAGATAACTTCGGTCAGGTATCAAGCAGAAAGAGCGTATCCTTTACAACTGCGAAGCCGGATAAACCTGATAAAGGTTCAGTGAGCTATTCGGATTTGAATTCATTCGGAGCAACATTCAGTTGGAATGGATTTCAAATCAAAGACGGAGCAAGTTCGTATTTCTATCAGTACTCTTTTGACGGAAACAATTGGAGCAACCTAGGCACAGAAACAAGTCTGAAACTTAGTAAGCTAGTACCAGAGACGAGCTACACTTTTAGAATTCGTATAGTAGATAACTACGGAACGGTCTCAGACTTTGCAAGCGTAAGCTTCACAACACCAGCAGACCAAGCAAAGATTGCATACAACACCTACACAGAGCCATACGAAGAACCTCTGCTTGTAGACGATGACACGGAGCTAAGAGACGAGAACGACAACACGATTCTCGCAGAATTAAAAGAACCTGTAGGAGGAGTTCGACAAACTAGGCTATGGTACAACGATAACGGAGTCCTAAAAAAAGTAAAAAAAGTGTACTTCAATGATAACGGAAAAATCAAAGTTCACTCGAACTTTGGAGGCTAGATATGGCAGACGTACTATTTAAAAAAGACATAGTAGACAATCTAGACTCGAATATATCAGACAGACCACTGTCCGCAAGAATGGGGAAAGCCCTAAAAATCGAACAGACTAGCTTATACGAAATGATAGTAAAAAACGATTTTAAAGCGCCCCTTTTAGTTTCAGATGAAGGTGTTCTGATAGAAGAAAACGGAGAGCCAATTCTAGCGGATTGGAAGTTCAAAATTGAATAGGAGGAACATAATGGCAGTAGGAAAAAAGATAACAGACTTAACGGCATCAGGAAGCCTTAAGGACACAGACCTAGCGATCGTACACGACGGAAACGGAACGAAGAGAAGCACGCTAACTCAGATAAGTGAATACATGGGAACTAAATTCAGTAACCCAAACTTACTAATCAATCCGGATTTTAAAATCAATCAGAGAGGGAAATCGGAGTACGCTTATCAGGATTCAGGTGCAACTCAGTACACAGTTGATAGATTCAGAGTAGTCTTTTTGAACGTAAAAACCGCTAGTGACGGTTTAATTTTAAATGCAAATGGAACAAATGCAGGTGGCGGATACATTTCTCAAGTTTTGGAAGATGCGGTGAAAGGAGATACAATTCTTTCGATTAAAGTTTCTGCGGTTGCAGGAACTATCGAATTTAGAAATTTAAATAGCGCAGATGCAGGAGATACTGTAACGATTAGTTCTGATGGAGTATACACAATAAAGGGGACTAATACTAAAAAAGTTATATTTCACATTTTAAAGGGAAGTTCATGCAAAATCGAGTGGATAAAACTAGAACATGGCTCAATCGCAACTCCATTTGTTGCTCCAAATCCGGCAGAGGAATTGGCAAAGTGTCAGAGATATTTTATAGTTTTGCCATATATTTTAACGGCGATAGAAATAAATAATGCGCTATATATAAAACACACTGAACTGATGAAAATGAGAACGGATGGAACAGATCGGAAGAGC